AATCCCTCAATTTCAGTCAAACTCCATTTATGATACTGAACCAAGGCAAAGTTAATCTTAAAATAGTTCTCAAGGTCCATATGGGACATCGCTACGCGAAAAAACTTGATAACCCTTCTAATACTACAGTACTTTCTACTTTTGTTTTTGGATTTCTAACCTTAAGTTCATGGGATAGTTTAGGCATTGTGGTAAAGAATCTTTCCACGTCTTTAAACTGAACACTATTCATTTGACCTAAGAAGTCAATCAGTTCCTTTTTAGTGACATCAGAAGAAGACCAAACTTCTTCTTCATTATAAATCTTATCAATACAAGAAGCAATCAATTCAAAAGATTTATCAATATCCATTTCTGAATTGACATCAAAATTATTTTTAATAAACTCGTCTAATGAAGGATATTTCATTTCCATAATCAAACTATCGTCAAGTTTAATCTTATTGGTATGTCCCTTTTCTTTGGTGACTTTAATATCATCAATTGCAATCTTTACAGGAATACTAGTTTGACCATCATCAGGAGCAATAATACTAACCTCAATTTCCTCTCCAACAGACTTACCACGAATGTTTAAAAACAAATACTCAATGTCAAAAGTTGGAAGAGACTCTACCTTAACACCTCTTGTCTGAATACATCTTTTTAGAACTGCTTTAATTGCATTAGAGATTTCTTTATTGCTTTCTGATTCTAATGCAAGGACAAGAAGTTTTTCTTCTTTAACTAGAAATGGTCTATACTTAATTGTTTTTCCAGTCGATGGCAACTCAAGTTCATATGATGGAGTCGCAATTGTGGGTAAAGGCATAATGTCCTATAAGTGGTTCAGTAATGATATTTATTATGTTGCTACGGTAGGTCCAGGTGCTCCAGATGGTGGTCTTCCTAACTGATCTCTAATTCCAAATTGATCCAAAGCAGGATTTCCAAGATTTAAGAAATCATTCGGACCTCTAAATCTCTGATCTCTATTTGCAGAGAATTGAGGATCAAAGAATTCTGGACTATAATCAAAATTAAATTTATTAAACTCAACAACACCCGGTGCTTTTGGATCTTCTAATGTAGATGGTGGGATAATCTTGGTTCTTTCTCTTACATATCTAATATAAGAAAATGAAACATTATATTGCAACAACTCACTTGCTTGATAATTAACCGGAACTGATGTAACTGACGTAGGAAAGGCACCTACAAAAGTATAATTTAATGTATTACCAATATCCTTTTCATACTTTACAACATACATATCACTCTTATACTTTTCTGGATAGTTCATTCTATAATGAGTATAAGCACTCTTATATGCTTCTCTTCCAAAGGTGCTTCCAAGACCACTAATATAATCTATCCATCCATCAAAAAATTCTACAACATTATAATTTCTATCAACATAAAATGTTAAATCGATAGTGTCATCATAGATTCTACGATAAGCCATCTTCTCTGTTACACCATGATAATCAGATGTAACATCATGAGTTGCTAAACTTGTTCCAGGTAAAGTTGTTTCCGAACATAATAACTCAATGTTGGAAATATTTTCTGGTGTAACTCCTCTTCCACTTGCCGCAATGAAAGAAGACACAGCAGGAGGAACTGCAAACTTCACATGATATATTGAAGTTTGTGCTATGTTAAGTATTCTTGTTTTGAGATCACTTACAGAATAATATGTAGGGTTTCCTGGTGCTCCCATTTATAAATAATTTGACCTTATATATTATGTAGCCCAGATATGGCAGAAAGTTTAAAGTCAAAGTATAAACCTTCCAATCCTCAAAAATACAAAGGCGATTACAATAATATAATTTGTAGAAGCACTTGGGAAAGAAAATTTTGCAGGTGGTGCGATTTAAATGAAAGCATAATATCTTGGGGGTCAGAAGAATTTTTCATCCCTTACGTATCTCCTGTTGACAATAGAGTTCATAGATACTTTCCAGACTTTATAATTAAACTTAAAGAACAATCTGGCAAAGTAAAAACATATGTGATAGAAGTAAAACCAAAAAAACAAACTGTTCCTCCGGTAAAAAAGACTAGAGTAACAAAGTCTTTTATTCATGAAACCAAAACTTATGCTGTAAATCAAGCAAAGTGGAAAGCAGCAAAAGAATGGTGTGACGATAGACTTCTTGAGTTTAAAATTATTACAGAAGATGAATTATTTTAATAAAACCATTATACTAGAGAAAATTATAAAAGTAGGAAGAGAAAAAATGAAAAAGTTTTATACCTACGCATATGTTAGAAAAGATAGATCACCATATTACATTGGCAAAGGCACAGGAAGAAGAATGTATGGCAACCACAAACATATACCTGTGCCACCAAAAGATAGAATATTATTACTTAAAGAAAACTTATCTAATGAAGAGGCAATAAGGCACGAAATGTATCTTATTTCTGTTTTAGGAAGAAAAAGTGAGGGTGGAATATTAATAAACCAAACTCCTGGCGGTGAAGGTTTCTGTGCTCCACACACAGAGGAATCAAAGAAGAAAATGAGAGAGGCAAAGAGACCACCAGTTACAGAGGAAACAAAGAAGAAAATATCAGTATCACTTAAGGAGAAGTGGAAGAATAATCCGCGTCCTGTTGAATATTATGAAAAAAACTTACAAAAGATGGCAGAGAGAAATAGAACAGATAAGAAGAAACAACAGAAACATAGTGAGTTTATGAAAGACAAAAAATATGCTGCAAAACCTGTTAAATATAAAGGTATTGAATATCCTTCTATGGCGAATGCTATGGAACAAACAGGGTTATCAAGATATTTTATCTTAAAGGGGTAATTGGTCATTAAAAGGTAATCCATATCACAACTACACTTGGGAGGAATTCGCTAATAAATAATTAGAAAATGTCTAATGGCAATAATAAGGCGCTCACTATTAACTGACTCTTATACATTTGATCCAATAACAAACAATAAAAAGAACGTAAAAGTTCGCGCTAATGTTGAAGTAGATGACACAAGTCCATCGACTCCACCATCAGTTTCTGATGCGAATGGAGAAAAGTTTGCACAGTGGCTGCCACAGAATAATGCGTGGGGAGCAAACATCGAATATTCAAAAAGTAATATTCCTAATGACCCCAATGGACAACCAGTAGATTCATATCTTTTTCAAAATACTGAGAAGTTAAAATTAGCAACTAGCAATATAATAAATTCACTTTCACCTCAAACTGCAAGAGAATTTTCCAAACTATCTTATTCTCCTGGTGTTATTGCTAGTGATGCCTTTGCCACAGATCCTGCTGCCGGAGGAGGTCCTGGTGATGTTGGAAACCAATCGGAAACTTCGGACACAAATAATATTGATACCAAATCAAAATTGTCTAGTAGTCGCGGTGAAGTTCTTAGATACCCAATCAAAAATAATGATGGAGAATTTGATTTTTTAAAGATCACAGAGTTTCAATATCAACCTCCACAGTTATCGACCATTCAAAGTAATCGTAACTTTGGATCAGAGTCAACTGAAACAAGAATAAAAGAATATGGTGGAACAGTTTGTCTGCCAATGCATCCCGGAATATCAGATTCCAATTCTGTTGGTTGGGGAGATGATTCTTTAAATCCAATTCAAGCAGCATTTGGTCAAGTAGCTTCTAATGCAATAGAGAAAGTATCTAATGTTAGTGCGTCAAACTTCTTGGGAGATACCGCAAATTTTGCTTCTGGATTAACTGGTGACGTTATAAACACTGTTCAGACTTTGTTTGATGATAAAAATATGGGAAATTATATAAAACAATACTTTGCTGGTCAAGCAGTTGGAGCAAACATTGTAGGAAGAACAACTGGTCTTGTTTTAAATCCAAATCTTGAATTGCTTTTCACTGGACCCAATCTAAGGACATTTAGTTATAGTTACAAACTAACTCCAAGAGATTCCAAAGAATCAGAAGAAATCAAAAAGATTATTCTGTTCTTTAAGAAAGCGATGGCAGTTCAAAAAAGTAATACCTCATTATTCTTAAAAACTCCAAGTGTATTTAAGTTAGAATACATTTATGGAAAAAATGGTGGACAACATCCATTCTTAAATAAGATAAAGACTTGCGCACTGACAAGTTTTAACGTTGATTATACTCCTGATGGAACCTATATGACATATAACGATGATGGTTCTATGACATCATATAATATCTCTATGAGTTTTAGTGAACTTGAACCAATTTATAGAGAAGATTATGACGACAATCTAGCGGACATGGGATTCTAAAATGGCAACTCCTTATTTCAGACAAGTACCAAACTTTGATTATGTAACTAGGGGAACTGATAGTAAAAGAATATCTGAATATACGCAGGTAAAAAATCTTTTTAGAAGAGGTGCATTAAGACCTGATATTGCAGACAACCTTTTATTCTTTACCAAGTATAGCATAATTGGAGATGAAAGACCTGATAATGTTGCCTTTAAATTTTATGAAGATGAGAGTTTAGATTGGGTAGTATTACTTTCAAATAACATTGTAAATGTCCAATCAGAATGGCCGCTTCCTCAAAGAATTTTTGATAAAGTAATGTTGGAAAAATATGGCACATATGAAAATTTTTATAATGGAATTCATCACTATGAAACTAAAGAAGTTAGAAATAGTTTCGGACAACTGATACTTAAATCTGGAATATCTATTTCTAATGTTTGGGAAACAGGAGGTGGATTTGTTAAAGACACAAGTACAACGCCAACATCATACTACTATGAATATTATGACCCAGGAACTTCATCAACTGAAAGAGTATTCCAAGACAAACTATTAACTCCAATAACTTTTTATGATTATGAGAATCAACTAGAAAATGAAAAAAGAAATATCTTTGTACTTAAGCAAAGATATTTAAATGTTGTGTTTAATGATATAGAAAATATTATGACATACAAAAAAGGTTCGGAACAATTTGTGTCCCGAACCTTAAAGAGAGGCGATAATATTCGCCTTTATGAATGATCAATCATCAACAAGTTTCTGGAAATAAGAGATTGCATCGTCTTCATCTTCATCAGAACTTGAAGAAAGATTGTTGAGTTGCTTACTGAGGTTTTCAGGAAGTTCACTCTCTTCACGACGCGAATTAAAGTTTGGAGTATAAGAACCACGATCATTGTCCTCATCATCAACTTCTTCATCAAGACGTGGACGGGGAGCATTCTTCTGTCCCAGAACATACTTCAAACGCTTCTCAAGATCTTCATAAGACTTGAACTGGTCTGCTGCGGAAAGAGCATCTAGAGAATATTGCTTCTTCCAGAGGGCTTCCAGAGCATCGTCATCATCCAGGAGTGGTGCAATTCGGTCGAAC